GCAATAGAATTCCGCGTCTTCGTCTGGTAGGTTGAATTCAATCGTTGCTTTCATTGTTCTTGTTGTTTAAATTCTATTTCAAATACGGGAGATATATCAATACCTCTTTGGTTTAATTGATATGAAGTCTTTCCTAATTCTTGTTTTACTTTCATTCGTATTCCTCTCCATTTTATTTTACCTCGAGTAATTTCTCCTTTTATTCCTGCTTGCCGAAAATATGGAGTAAAAAATTCATTTAGCATCTTATCCGTCTCTTCCATGATTTGACTGATAATTTTACTTTGCAAATTTTCTAATTCAGCTGGCGTCATTGTTCTTGTTGTTTAGTTAGTCCATCCTTCCACCCTCTCATATATTCTGCATGGTTTTGTTCTCTCTCCATCTCTTTTGCTTCTCTACAATAATATAAGATAGTTCTTAAATCTGTATCACCATTTTCTCTTTGTTCTTGAATTATTTCTTTCAAAAATTCTACTGCTGTTTTCATTCTATTCTGATTTAAAGGTTAATTACTTTCTTTCTTTTTCATGAATCTTTCTATGGCTTCTTCTGTGTTTTCATAGATGTACCAAGCATCTTCACCACATTCTTTTGCCCATTCAATAAATTCTTCTAATAGTTCTTTCATCTTATTCTGATTTAAAGGTTTCTAAATTAATGTATCCATCAAAGTTTAAAATCTTCATATCTTTTCTATCACATCTAATTGCAAATTCAGCATATTCTTGTGCTTGTTTGGATTCCATTTCTTTGGCTTGTTTAACTATATTTTCATCATATTTTGGTCTGAAATCATACCCATTTTCATTTAGATGATTTATATATCCTATCAACCACTCTACTGCTGTCTGTTTCATAATTCCTTTTTTAGTTTTTCTATGTACAAGGTTGCGTCCATCAATTCTTCTTGAAGGTGATTCAACCAGCCAAGCAAATCGATGTCGGTTCGGTCAAGTGTGTGTCCATACTTTTCAACACCACGTTGTGAACGTTCATAATACTTCGACATGACCGCAAGCAATACGGTGTCTTCAATCTTCGATTTCATTCGAGAATGTTTTTTTATAAACTTCTTCAAGTGCAATCGGACAACCTGAATTCAAGTGTCCTTGTTTATAGAAGAATTCAATTTCTTCGTGTTCCATTTCAATCGCGGTGTCAAGAATTTTTGCCACCCACGGCAATTGATTCGCCATGACTTTCAATGAAAGCTGGTCGATTAGGTAATTCGTTGCGGTTTGTTTCATTTGTTATTCAATTTATATATTCTTTCCAGATAGTATTCGGTCGCCAGTTGACAACGTTCAATCATTTGTTGTTCAAGTTCAAGGTCACGTTCAAACAACATCGAAGTGATTCGCTTCGCTGGATCGATGTGGTCAACCTTGTGAAGCGCTTTGTCATCGTATTGTGTCAAGAATTCATCCCACGTTGACACCATGCAATAAACAAGTTCAAATTCAGGTTTGTCGTATAGCAACATATAAGCACGACCTTGCCATTCGTAATCTTTCGAATCGATGTCTTCAGGCAATTCCGGGAACGTGTCAAGCGACCAGCTTGTTTTGATGTCAATGATTGATGACACGGTGACAATGTCACATTCACCAGTCATGAAGTCGTTTGTTTTGCGAACCGCGTTCTTGTGGAAATCTTCGAACCGAACCGCGTTCAAAAGCTGAATGGATTCAAGTTCTTGATTCGTTCCTTTGTCCAAGTACCGATTAATTATCGGTGATTCATAACCATAAAAATCTTGTTTCGCGATTTGATTAATGTAACTTTTCGCCGTTTGTGACAAGACATCCGTTTTCGACCGGGACGTTGTCATGAGTTTACCAATTTGTGAAGCACGCCATTTCATAATTCTAATAAATAAAGTTTAACATTTGACCAATAAATGAAGTCACGCGATTTGATGTCAACGTCCTTCATTAATTCTTGAACCAGAATCAACGCGCATGATTTCCTTGTCATGAATGTCTTCACCTTCGAATCGTATTCGATGAAATCAAACAATTCAAACAAATACTTTGCGCGTTGTTCAGCGGTCATTTCTTTCATTTCAATTGATTGATTTGTTCAGGTGTCAACGAATAAGTTGCTTTCAATTTATCAACCGTGAACTTTCCGTCGGCGATTGCTTTCAAAGCGTTCTTGAATCGTTCTTCATCAATGGTTGGTTTGCTTGTCGGTTTTGAAGCTTCAGTTCCGTCGTCGTCGATTGCCTGAAGCGACAACAATGATTGAAGCGTTCCGCGACGAAGATAAGTCACGCACGCAAGCATTTTTTGTGGATCAACAATGTTCAAAGGAATTTCCATGAATGATTCAACCGAATCGCCAGAATCAATGTCGGTGATTATTGTGAACACCGTGCTTGACTTTACTGGTTGCAAAAGAATCAACCCGTAAGACAAAAGAATCGGTTCAACCGTTTCAAGCAACGCGTTGATGTCCGCGTAACTTTTTTTGAAATGTGGATTCGTTGCGTTCTTCGCTACCTTTCCGATGTGTTGCTTCGCCGAATGAAGCTTGTGAAACAATCCCTTCGGTTGTTCTTGTGTGACCTCGTCGGTCGTTTTTCTTGTTGTCGCCATAATTATAAGTATTAATTTTCACCAAAGATAAACAAAGTTTTCATTCGTGCAACATTAGAGTGTTAAATTTTTCACACGAACAATCCAAGTGTCACATTTGAACGGTTTGCTGAATCCGATTTCACCTTCTTTTTTCAGTTGTTTGATTTGATGAAATTTACTTCTTGAAATGTGACCAGCAAGCCAACCTTTTGTCATGTCTGGATGAATGAAGACAAAGCAATAAAATTCACATTCTTGCGTTGAATTGTAGTCAGGAACATGACACGTGTAAACTGGTGAAGGAATCGAACGGTTTTCTTGTGTCTTGACTTCAATCTTGAATCCTTCAATCAACAAATCGAAATCGAAATCTTGTGCATGAACCACGTTCCGACCGATGTTGGTGTAATGGTCAAACACCAAGATTTCACCAAGCGCACCGATTAAATTCCCTTCACCTTTACGAATTGAATTGTTCAGGCAATTAAATTTGTATAGCATTTCCGCACGAACGATTTGCTGTTTTGTTATTGTGAATTCAATCATTGCTTCACGAATTCATCGAACCATTCCACGAAGGTGTCAAAGTCACGCGCAATCATGTACACACCACCAGCGCGTTCGATTGATTCTTGGTATCGCTTTTGCGCGTCGCTTTGACGGTCTTTCCCCACCTTGACTTCAATCTTGACTGAACGTCCACGAATAGTCGCTGAAATGTCAGCTGAACCAGCCGTGCTTGTTCCCTTCGTCCATGTCACACCGATGACTTTCCCGTCGGTTCGTTTGTTTTCCCTTGCGACACCCATTGTGTTGATTCGTTCCGCTTGGTAGCCGTTGAACTGGATGAACGATGTGATTGCCTTGGTCAATCCGTTTGCGGTCTTGTCGTCCCATTTTTTCTTCACGAAATAAGCTTCAGGAAATGAAGGATGTCTTTCGATGTCATTCGCCAGCTTCAGCGCTTCAAGTCGTTGTTTGTTTTGTTTGTTCATAGTTTAACATTCAATATGTATTCTTCATTTTCTTTCCATGCTTTGACTTGATATTCACCCTTTGGTAGTTGCATCCATGTTTCACCAAATGTGGGAATGGTATCGGTGTAACCAATTATTTGAATGTAGTCGTATTGGTTCATTTGAATGTAACCGTAGGCATCGCATTTTTTTGATGCCTTGCACCCTATTAATATACTAATCAACAAGAGTAGTTTTAAAGTCTTCATTTTTTTTCAATAAAGTATTTGCAATAATTGTCACGCTTCAATTTATATTCAAGCTTTTCGAATAGCTTCAAATATCGGTAAACGCTTCGTTCACTGATTCCAAGATACCTTGACATTCCGTTCACGGTTCGCGGTTTGACTTCAAGTAATTGAATCAATTTTAATACTCGGTAGATTTTGTGTTGGTTCATGGCAATCCCTTGATTTCAATCCACAATGTCCCGGCAATTCCGATGACAAGACAACCAACCGCACCCCACCAACCGAATAAATAAATCGCAATCCACCAAATGACAATCGTAAGGATCATTGCTAAAATAAGTAAGTAATTCATATGTTAAAAATTAAAATGGACAATCTGGTTTCGGTGTAAATTCATTCGCTGGTGAACCTTCAGTCAAGATAAAATAACGACCAGAATGATTGTGTCCTTCGGTGTATTTCAATCCCTTGTGGTTCGCGTATTCTTTTACCCACTTCTTAAACTTTTGCGTTGAAAGGTCCTTGAATGAATTTGTTTCGGTTTGGAATTCCTGAAGCTTCGCTTGATTGTAGTGGTAAATGTCAAGTTCAAGATTCCCTTCGCGAACAAATTCGAAGAAGTCCTTGCAAGTCGATTGAATGAAGCGCTTCGTGTCGGCGTTGATTGATGTCGTCGCGGTCAATCCGTCGTTCAGGTATTTTTGAACGTTCGCAATCATGTAGTTGTCAAATCGTGACCAGTCATCGTGTGACCATGAATCAAACAACAAACGACCGTATTCCTTCAATGGCGAATGTTGCGCGTTGAAATACTGAAAAAATTCAAGTTCATGTCTTCGTCGGTCGTGACTTGATCCAGCGCCAGCGATGACATAGTTCGTCGTGATAACAATCTTCGGCGAACGCTCGAAAGGTATATAAATTTCGTCCTTGTTTTTTCGGTTGACGGTTATTCCTTGTGAAACCACGCTGAACAATTGTTCAAAGTCGAAGTTCTTTTTCACGTCGTCGAATGCGAGAATTTGCGTGTCAAGGTTCACACGTTGATAAACGAAATCATTCTTCAATGAATTGAATTGTTTTCCGTCCACGGTGACCAAATTCCTAAAATAATTGATTGCCGTCAACATTAGGGATTTTCCTGAACCGCCATTCGCGTTGTCATCGATTTCTTGATCGTTGAAAATAATCGCTTTTTGTTCGGTCTTGTCTTTGTAAGTGTGCATCAAATACCCAAGTGTCGTTTCAAGCGCTTCACTTCGCGTCTGGTCTTGATTAGACACCTTATAAATGAAATCTTGGAAATCGTTCTTGTGGTTGTCCATTTGAACGAAGTCCCGGTTCAAAATTTGATTTTCCCAAATGTAGCCGTTCACATCAATGTAACTTTTCAGCGTGACGTCCTTCTTCGTGATTGTGACCACGCCGTTCTTGAATGGAATGAACGATTCGGTCTTGTTGTCCTGAAGCATTTTGACATCAATCGAATCAATCATGTTCAGGAAATTTTCACTAAATAGATACGTCGAACGTGAGCAATAATTCCACACCGATATTTCACCACGCTTTTCAAGGTATTTCAAAACGAAATCTTTGATTTGTTCAACCGAAGACAATCGAACCTTGTTTTCATTGACCACTACAAAAGTAGGTGACAACGCCCGTTCTGGATAGTATTTGCCGAATCCATGTTTTGAAAGAAAAGCGCTATATTCATTCGGTTCGATTGAAATCTTTTCCCCGGTCTTCAGTTGTGTGATTGTCCAGAAAACATCTTGATTGTTTTCAACGTCACTTTTGATTTCCTCGATTTGTTCTTCATCAAGTCCCAGTGCTTCGGTTATGTCCTTCGTCGCGATCCCTTGACGGATTTTTATCTTTGCTTTCGTTAGCTTATCATTGTCTTCGAAATACTTTGTTTTGAATTCCGCGGTCCGATAAGCGCTTTTGATTGTGTTCGCCAGTTCCGCTTTCGTGAAATCACTTGACACGAATTGTTCAAGGTGGTATTCGGCAACGTCGCGTGTGATTCCGTATTCACAAAGACAAGCGGAAAACTTGAAAATGTAATTGTTCCGATTTCCTGAATTGAATTCACCACCGAAATCGAACTTCATGATTCGTTCAATTATTTTTGATTCGTCCACTAATCGACACACTGGTGGACGTTCAAGGAAAATGTGTCCACGTTCTTCGTCAATGGTTGTGAATTCGTCACAAAATTCGTTCATGTAAGCATCTGGATCATAAGATTCGAAACACACCCTTGACACGTTTTGACTGGACGTGTCGAAGTAATCGGAATTCAATTCAAGTTCAAGCGCTTTGAAGCGTCGCTTGTGTTCTTCTTTCGTTGACTTTGGAATCTTGACAACAACCTTCAGTCCTTTATTCGAAGGTGAAGTGAATACCATGAAGACAAACGGAAGTGATTTGAATCGTTTTTTGTCCTCGTTCATTGTTGCTTCGTCTGGATAGTCGTCGAAATCAAGAATGCAAAGACCTGAATGTTCTACAAGTCCGTTGTCGGTTCGTTGATTGAATGTTCCATTGAACATGATTGCAAGCAATGAATTCTTCAAGGACCGATAAGCTTCGGTTGATTCGTCCATTTCACGAAGTCGGTTGATTTTCGAAACAAGTTCAGGATAACCGTTCTTGATTCGATTGTAAACTTCGACCACGTTCATTGTGAACGGTGTTTCTTTTGCATTGAACAACGACCTGAAGACCGAAATGTTTGGAATCATGATAATATCACATAAAAAATGGGACGACCTTTCAACGCTGGCGCACGTTTACTTGGTCAATCCCATTAATAAAATTCTTTGTTAGTTGCGCCATGTCACAAAACTAAATAAAATTTCCATATATCAACACACCGCGACAAAATTATTTTTTTGTAACGCGTTTTGTAACGGCTATAAGTCAACACCACACTACGTTTAACACAAAGCGCGACAAAATTACAAAAGTTTTTACCCCCCCCCCTTAAAAATATCGCTTTTTTTTCTGGCAGGGTATATAAGAGAATTGTAACTTTGTCGCGCTGTAACGCAAAAAAGCGCCAGTTTCCCAGCGCTTTCCAACCAATTAAACAAAACTTTGTTATGAATGTGCGAATATAAGTGAAATATCCGTCTTTGTCAATGGTTTTTCAAATTCTTTCAAAACTTGTTTGGTAAACTTTCCGCGAATCGTTATTGAATCTTCAGTCGATTCGCAATCAAAGAATTGATTCTTCGGAATCCGACCTTCGTCCGTCACCAGTTCAGGCAATGGATGAATGGCGCGAAGGTATTCTTCGTCCAGTTGCGACCACCACCGTTCGTGTTCTTTCAATGCGTGAATCACACTGGAATGATCCCGGTTAAACATTTCACCGATTTCACGCAAGCAAAGACGTGAACGACAATGAAGGATGTGCATGAGATAGTAACGCTTGTAAACGATGTCGCGCTTTCGATTCGGTTTGTCAAGCTTGAATTCGGCAATAAGTTCTTTGATGTCTTCGTTCATTGTAGGTAGTTTTTTAATGCTTTCCAAAAGTCAAGCGGTTGATATAATTTGATTCCTTTTCCTGAAGAATGATATTCGTCCATGTCAAGATTCCATTTGATCCAGCTGATGTCTTTTTCTATTTGACTTTTACAATAATTTGCATCCATTCTTTCATTGACTTTTCGTTGAATTTGTTTTCCGGAATGTAATTTCAAATCATTCAAAATTTCAACAATAATGTAACATCGTTTTAATTGTGGTATTTTCATATTTTTTCAATTACAAAGTGTCCGTAAATGTGTGTTCCAAGCTTATTGAATTCGTTCATTTTCCAGTGACAAAGCGCTTTCGTTGGGAATTCGTAAGATTCGGACAAGCGCCCGTCGTAATAGTAAAGTAGTTTATACATTTCTCAAAAGTTTAATTTCACATATTTTCAAGTAAAGCTGGACGTCGAACGAACCACCTTTATCGTTCGTGAAGCTTTGACGCGACCACCACCGAACCATTGTCGGCAATGTCATTTGTTGTTTTGGTTTTGGTTTAGAATTTGTCTTCATTTGCTTGTTCGATTTGTTGTTGTTCCCAAGCGTGCCATTTCCAGCGTTCTTCGTCCGACATGAATTCATGAGCGTCGAATTCGAACGGTTCTTCAAGTATTTGTCTTTTGACTTCGCTTTCCAGTTCTTTCCATTGTTCTTCGTTCAGGATGTAATCGATTTCGATTTCACCAATGTGTTGTGTCGTCCAGACGTTTTCGAATTGAATGGTCACGTCAACGATGTCATGGTCAAGACATTTCACGTTGATGAAGTTGAATTCACCTTCACCGAATTTGTCAAAGTCGAATTCAAATGTGAATGATTCTTTGTTTTTGTCGAATGTTACTTTCATATTATGTAAATTAAATAAAGTGATAAAATAGTGCAAATGGTAATTAAGGCGGTGAACTTGACAAATTCACCAAGTTGCTTCAGGAATTCTTGTGCTTCAGGATCTAAGTTTTTCATTTTTGTTCGATTTGTAGTTTATCAATTAAGTTGCTCATGACACACCATTGTGTGATCACACGTTTCGTTCCTTCGTCATCACGACCGAAGGTATTAATCATATCATTCATGAATTCACGCGCTTCAAGTTCTTCGCGAAGAATGATTTCAATCATTTGTTCTTGGTTCATAATTCAGTTATTTTATAGGTTGATAAGTCGTTGATGTTGCTGGTTGCAATGTAAAGTTCCGCGAATACTTCAGCGCTTTCGATGTTCACGAATTCATCCACTTTTGTGAACAATTCGTTCTGGTCGTTGTCTTGAAATTCAATTTTAAATTTTTTCATTTTGTTTTTGTTTGGTTATTAATACCTTACAAAGATATAAAAAGTTTCATTCGTGCAAAACTTTTGACACAAAAATTTTAAGTTTTACACAAATTTAGAATGAATCTAAATAAGCAAAGCCAGAAAAGTTGTTGATTTGAGTTAAAACAAGTGTGTCAATCGAGCGATTTGACCGTGTTCCTTGTGGTGAATGAATCCTTCAATCGCCTTCGGTGCGTGTTGGTAGCCGTTGCGGTGATGCCATGAATCCGTTCCGGACGGTGAACGCAACGATTCAACCGTCACACCGATGTAATCTTTCGCGATCTTGTGATGAACGTGGTGTGTGTACACATAACGGTGTTTCGTTTGCGACCATTCAACCGGGAATTCTTGTGCCATTAACAACGGTAGGTCCTGAAGCTTCGCGCCGTCGCCGTGTGTCGTTCCGATTAAACTTGTCCCGTATTGAAACGCCTTTCGATGTGCGATTGAACAATCAAATGTGATGTTCGGACAATTCCGAAACCATGATTGAATCACGTCCGCAAGGAAAAAGCCGTTTGTGTAGTCGTGATTTGACGGATTGAAAGTGAAATGAACGTCCGCGATTGTGATAAGCTTTTCAAGGACATCGACGTAAAGCCGTTTCGCGTTTAAAAAATTTTCGTACCACATCCCGTCGGTGTCTTGTGGTGTTCCAGCGGTGGTTTGTCGCTTCGGCGTGTCAATGTGAAGGATGTCATTGCCACCGATGAAAAGAATCTTTTCAATCTGGAATCCACTTGACTTGTCAAGAATTCCTTGAACACCTTCGTGAACGCGTTTCACCGCGATTTGTTGGTTGTAATCTTCGCCAGTTTCAAAGGACGTCGACAGCTTTCCGATGTGAACGTCCGCTGGATCAATGATAAGTAAATGTCCTTCGGTTGATTGCGTTCTTTTGATTGCTGGATAAACTGGTGAATGGTCTTCGATTGCTTTGAGAATGTCAACCTTCAGGTTTTCAAGTTTATTCGATTCGTTATCTTCGAAGTTAGGATTCTTAAAAAACAAGCTGGTGTTCTTCGATTTCAACCAACCATGTTTGACGGTTTTCAAGTCAATGTCTTGGTCGTCACATTCGCGCTTGATTGCGCGGTATTGTTGAACCACATCGAATTCTTCGCGTGTGATTCTTGGTCGAAATTTATTCATAGATATTTGAAGAATAATTGAACGCGCGCAATGAAAGCGCTATTCAACACGAAGCGAAGAATGAAGCCGACCACGAACGCGATGAACACGATCCACCAATTCGTTCGGTATTTGACCACCTGAACCGCCTTCGCTGTTTTCCATTTTGTTTTTCCTTCAATTCGAAGTGTCTTCACGCGTTCTTTATATTCGATTCGTGTCTGGAATCGTGTCTTCGGAACGTACACATTGCGGAATGAAACGATTGTGTCCTTCGTCGTTATGAATTTTTCGTATATAATCGAATCATTTCGGATCACCGGGAATGAATCAATGGTTGTGATTCGAATCGTGTCGCTGTCTTGTGTCAATTTTGCGCCATGTTTTAGCGCTTTTCGGACGTGATATTGCGCTTTCCTTTCGGACGAACACGAAACGACGGCTAACGTGATTAAAATGGCGTAAATTATTCTCATAAATTCTTAAGCATTTCTATTAATCGTGGACATGGATAAACGTCGGACTTGTCACGACGAACGGAATTGTGTGTGAAGATTCCTTTTTCATTCTTCAGCGCGTTCAAATCGATGTCCCAAATTTCCGAACGGTAATCAAGCGGAATGTCATAAATTTCGCAAAGATATGTGACAAGCTTTCGCGTAGATTCGATTTGTGCGTCGGTATATTTACACCAAAACTTGTGACCTTTGAATGGTTGTTCCAGTTCAGTCACCATTGACGAAGGAACAACGCGGTTGACGTAGTTGTAAAATTTACCGTTCACTTGTTTTAACATTCCCCAGTTCGTCAATTCGATTCCGATTGATGTCTTGTTCAGGTCGCGGAATGGAACGTGATTTGATTTGAAGATTTCCGCACCGACACCCAAGTGCCACGCCCAGTTTTTCGAACTGAAGCATTGAACGATTTCGCCACGTTCACCAACCACGAACGCGGTCGCAATCTTTGACGAATTTGAATTCCAAAACTTCGCAACGCTTCGAGCGTCACCACCACCAGCGGTGTGATGAAGGTACACTTGTGACTTCGGATGTTCTTCAGCAATGAATTGTCCCGGTGACAATCGTTCCTGAATCAAGTTCAAATCGTTTACTTGAATTCGTCCCATTCTTTGTGTTTTGCGGTTATAAATTCTTTGAATGATTTCAAGACGTCCTTCTTTGTCACATCGAAATAAGATTCATTAATCGATTTCAATTCAACAAACACGCAAAAGAATGTAAACGCTTTGGTCAACACAAGGTCAACCGAAATAAACAAGCCAATCAAGTCGGCAAGCACATACATTTCAAGGAAAAAAACGGACACAATCGCACCAGCGTAAAGCAATGTTTTCGACACGGTTCGTTTGAATCCAGTTGACCGCAATGGATATTTCAATTTTTTACTTCGCCAGATACCGACAATAAGGTCAATCCAAATAAAAAAAATAGTTATTGCAACCATTCCCTTCACTGGCGCGAGAATAGATAAAAAAGAAACGCCAAGCAAAGTCAAGTTAGTTTTCATTGTTCATTTGATTGTCATGTAATTCACTGAAGATTTGATATAAATTGAAAAGAAAAATTGTCCAGCCGAAAAGAATCATGTGCAATGAATCACTATACCACAACGAAAAAGCGGTTGCAAAGCTTGCAACATAGTAAGCAATTCCAAGAAAACGAATGTGATCGTGATTAATCATTGCCAAAAGAATAATTGTCCATAGGTATTTGACACCAGTCTTCATTGTCGTATACATTCATCGCGATGTTCATTGTCCACCCTGCCGTCACGTCGTGCGAACGGTTGATGAATGGTTGCGTCGCCATTGTTCCCGTGACGTCAAGGAAATCTTCGAAGCGCCATTGCTTCAAGATGACATGAATGTCTTTGCAAATGGATAAACAATCGGAATGGATTTCGTTAATTTGACGGTATTCCTGAATGTTATATTTATCCGCGATTGAAATGATTGCGTTGACCTGAACACCGAAGTCGTTGATTTGTCCCGGTTGCAACGTGACAACCATTAAAGGATAGTCAATCGCGTCGCGTGACACCGCGTCAAGAAAGTCACCTTGAAAGAAGCTGTTTATTTGACGATGTTCGGTCGCAATTATTTCGAATTCTTTCATCAACTGGTTTAGTGTCTTTTCCATTCTTCAGGTATTTGTTCAATTTTTCAATGTCTTTTTTGCTTGGTGTAAAGCGTTTATTCATACGATCCAGTTTAACGGCGAATAACCAGTGTTGTCCTTTGTTACTTTTTCATGACACATGGACGGCGAACCACAACAATCAATGTACTCAGGATAATTGTCGCCGTTGTCGTCCATTAAAAAACCGATTAAACGTTCTTTGTAGAATTGCGCGTCCTTCAATAGTTGGTCACGCAAAACGTAAGTGTCAGGGGTGTTGTTCGCGGAAATGTTTTCGTCGTTCACACGTCCGACCGATTTGTTCGTCAGCTTTTCGTTCAATAGTAACGCGCAACGGTAGTCAACGTAAGCAACCAAACAAGGCACGACGTAATCGTTCATCAATGTAAGGTAAGTCGGTGTCCAAGTGTTGTTTTGAACGCGTAACAATAGCGCTTTGTACAAAGGTGTTCCGAGCGCTGGTTGAACGTGGATGTCTTGACTTCGACGAATCGCAACCGCGAGAATCTTCGTGTCGGTGTTTTGGTGAATAAGACCTAATTTTTTTAGGTTTTCAACGGATAAAAGATAGTTCATATTATTGTGCAATTACAAGTTGTTGAATCCATTCGTGACGGCAAAACGGTGTCGTCGCGCCAGTGTCTGGATTTGTATACCAGCCACCACGGTAACGCCACACATTGCGGTCAACGCGAACTGAAATGTTGTCGATGTCTTTACGGGAATAACTTCGATTCAATTCGATAAGCTTCACGCAAAACGCGCGTGATTGCGTAATCGGATCAGGAACATTCGGACGCGTTCGGTAAGTGTAACGAACTTCGAACCTTGAAATCGGAATGTCAATGTTCTCAATTACGGACTTTCCCAGCGTGTTCACTTCACCCCCCTTGGTAAGTATTTCAAGTTCACGAAGTGATGCAATTCTTTTGGCAATGTCTTCGACTGAAGTGTTCAACGCCTTCGCGATTGCTTCGCTTGATTCACCGTCGGAAAGTAATTTCAAAACGTCCTTGTCCGCGCCCGTCAACGTAGCGGAAATTTCGCCAACCTTGTCGAATAGTTGCTTGCTTCGTGAAAATACTTGTTCGCTTGGTGTGTTCCATTCAATCGGTTCG